AGTTAGGATTCACGATGATGTACCTTGAGGGATTTGAAAGAGACAGAACAGAACTTAGGATAAAACACATTTTACAATTCTATTCAATTCCCACGATAGAGAAGATAACCGGAAAGAATGGTAAGATGGTTGAGAAGTTAAACTACAAGCAAATCAAAGTTCCTTCGACTTTAGAAGATGGAACGAAAGGGACTAAAGTTATCAATCTAATCAACCGACCGAACCCTGAAGAGAAACAGCAAATAGCTGATGAGCTAGCCGTAACTGAAGCGATGGGAGATATAACGAATACACCGACAGAAGCAATTGCGGTTTCAGTTGAATCGTTCCAAGACTTTGATTTATACATTCAGGTTATAAGAAACAGTTCTTACGAAAAGAATTCAGCTCTAGACCAAGCAAGCAAACAAGAATTCGCTAATTGGAGATTAAGCCTAGCTCAGGTAGCGCCAGTTGATGCTCCGGCTTTAGTCAGATGGGTAGAAGAAGCTTATGATGTAGATCAAGACCAGTTCACTCCTAAACAACCTAATCCGATGCAGAATCAGATGATGCAACAAATAGGACAGCAAGCTCCTCAAGGAATGCAACCGGCACAACAATTAGCACCTAAACAACTAGGACAATTATCAAATGCAATCTAAAAACAAAAAAGTAAAAGAAATACTGGACTTAGAACCAACGACTATTGTTGGAAGTCAGGGGATACAAAAATTGAGTGATTACTTTAACTCAAGAAAAGATGTTTTAGCAAAGATGTATGCAGTCGATGGGTTCAAGGATTTTATGGAGACTTTAATCTCCGGACACATAAGAGACGCAATCGTAAGTTTTCAAGACATAGAATTATTAAGAATAAAACAAGGTCAAATTATAAGTTTGAAGTTATTACTCGCAAGAGCTAAAAAAGCTTACGAGAACTATAATGCCGCTAACAAAGGGATCAAGCAAGAAGACAATCAGTAAAAATATAAGTGAGTTCCATAAAGGAAAGACATTCGCCAAGACAGCAAAAAAGTTTGGCAAAAAGAAAGCTAATAAACAAGCAGTCGCTGTCGCTATGAGTGAAGCCGGAAAGAGTTTTGATCAGGCAAAGTTTGATAGAGTAAAAAAGAAAGCTTTTAAATTAAGTTAAGTTTTAATAGTAAATCCATCGACCCCGGTAAGTCGTTAAACTATCGTAAAAGTATGGATGAAGACAAAATCGCTGCGGAGACAGAAACTCCAGCTCCAGCGTTAGACGAAGAGGAAACTCAAAAGTCAGAGGAAGAAATTCTAGCCGAGGAGACAAAACGTAAAGAGCAACATCTCCAAAACGTCAATAAGGCAATCGATGATGCCAATGAAATCCTACGATCAAAACGTAGGGAAATCAAAAGCATAAAAGTCGAGAATCCTGAAGACGAAATACTTCCTGAGATTGACGATACGGATCCCAATGCGAAAGCATGGAACAAGCGTATTAAAGAGGAAGTTAATCCTGTAAGAGAATCACTTGAGCAGGAAAAGAAAGAGATTCGTTCTTATGCGCTTCGTGAGTTCTTAGCAGATAAACCTTTGCTGGCTAAAGACCAAACAAAGATGGCTGCTTTAATGGACACGTATGAACGCCTGTCACAAGGCAAGATATCTGAGAAAACTAAAGAAGGTGTACTCATTTATCTGGAAAAGGCATACGCATCCGAGAATCAAGAAGACCTTCTCGCAGCTGCAGGGCAGAAACGGATTGAAAAAGCTATGGTCGACACCGCTTTATCAGCTTCTGGAGTTACAAGGGGTTTCACAGCTTCAACTCCTTCTGAGGCAGATAAGATTCCACATTACACCAAAGAAGACGAGGCAATCGTCATGAAGTGGGGTTATGAATCTTATTTAGATTATTACAATCAAATACTAAAGCCGAAGAAAAAATAAAGCTGCTTATTAATTAACCTTGAAATACTAAAATGGCTATTTACGGAGCAACACTATACCAATCAAACAAAAACGAGACCGATATCCGTTATGATGTCATTGGAAAAGATTCTGAAGCATTTGCTACTGGCGACATCGTCACAGCAGATGGTGGAGTCTTAGATGTTGTCGACAATGCGACTGACGCCATCGCTGGTGTTATCGTTAAAGCCGACACAATGACAAGCTCAAATACCGCAACTGCCAAAGTTCATCCGGGATATATTCCTTCAGATGCTGAGACAGTTTGGTTGATGGGTTGTAATGCCGCCTTAACAGGCGACCAGACAGATTACGGCAAATTCTTTGGTCTTACAGGAGCGACTAGCTTACAGCAAGTTGATGTAACCACAGGGGTTACTACCACAACTTCAAGACAGGTCATGATAGTCAAGGTTGACCCAAATAGTGTTGGTGGAACAGAAGGACCTAAACAATGCTTGGTTAAGTTCTTCAGGACACCTTCGCTTAATTTCTAATGGCTGATATACAAAGGCTATTTGATTTAGCCGATCCAAGAATAAAGAAAATCTGGGATGAAAAGGATTCTCAGTTATCTAGCAGGTTGGACTATGCGAATTTGGGTTTAACCGACAGAAATGCCGAGACCTTGAATGACCAGTTTGAGAATTTCACCGGACTTGGATATGCTGAGTCTACAGGTGAAAAAGAACCTTACAATCGTGAGGATATCGATCAGGCCTATAAAGTAACAATCACACCGACAAAATTCACCAAAGCAATTGATATAACCGAAGAGATGTTAAGATTTAATCTCTGGCCCAAAATTAATAACTTAACCACAGGTGTGGCTAAGTCACTTAATGCCAGAATTTCTCTTAACGCTGCTAAGATTCACTATCTAGGATTTGGAACGACATTTTTTACCGGTGGTGATGCAAAGGCTTTATATGCGAGTGATCATCCAATGAAAGATGGTTCTACTCAATCAAACACGCTCGGAACAGTTTCTTTGTCTTATGACAATTTGAAACTCGCCGCTCAAGCAATGGATAGATTTTACGATGATAAAGGAATTCAGCTTTTGCCTTGTATGAAACTTCGCTTAATTGTAGCGAGGGAAAACAAGGAGAGAGCGCAAGAAGTCTTGAAATCAGTCGGAAATCCAGACAACGCTAACAGAATCAATAACGTCTTCAATGGTGGTTCCATCGACATGAAAGTGGCGAATTGGATTCCTTCATCTTACGGACATTATTGGTTCCTAATCGACTTAGAGAGAGCCGGAGATATGGCTTTCATGAACTGGGGTTGGAAACCGAAATTTGATGACGATAAAGTTATCAATAACGGAACAAAAGTTTATACTGGTTCGACAATGTTCAAACCGGGATTTTCTTCATGGCAATGGGCAATCGGCTCAGCTGCTACAGCCTAGTTTAATGGTTCGCTGGTTTGTCCTGAAAGCCAGCTTCAATATTGCTTCTAATTCTGTTCTCCGAGTTAAAGCTTAAGAAACATGAGAACACAAATTAACAAGTTAAAACGTGGCCGAAGTACGAAAGCCGAAAGGCGATTCGCAGAAAGACTAAAGTCTGGTCGGATTCTGTTTCGTACTAAGGTCAAAGTGAAAGGAAGAGAAGTGGATTTTATCATCGGACAATATGCGATAGATATAGACGGACATGGGCAAGCAAAAGGAAAAAACGAAATGCTTGCCAAAGAAGGTTATATTCCTATTCATATAGACAACAATTTCGTAGATAAGATTTCGCTTCATTTCCTATATTAAAATGTCAGGTATAACAAATTATCCAAATGGAGTTTCCAGTTTTGGAGTTCCATTGCCAGGACAACTTCCATTTACATTTGGAAGATATATTTTTGTTAATCCGACAACAGGAGCAGACGGAAATGATGGACTTTCAGTAGATACTCCAAAGAAAACAGTTCAGGCTGCTTATGATATGGCAACATCAAATAACGACGATGTCATTGTATTAAGCACATACGCAACACACGAATTAACAGAGCAATTGACTATTTCGAAAAATAGAGTTCACTTTGTCGGAGATGTCTATGGCAGAATGTATGGTCAAAGAGCAAAAATAAATTACGCTGATGGTAATG